ATCTACCTCAAGATCCAGAATGGACAGTTAAAAGTTATAAACTTGTATATAAATATAATTCTGTTGAAGAAACAATTGCAATTACTGAATCACTTCCAGAAGTTTTAATTAAAAACTGTATGCTTTACATTATGAAGGATGGTATTAATCCAATGTGGGAAGATCCTAAAAATAGAAATGGTGGATGTTTCTCATATAAAGTATCTAATAAAAATGTATGTGAAGTTTGGAGAGATTTGACATATGTTCTAGTTGGTGAAACAATTAGTCAAAATTTACCATTTGTTAATAGTGTTACTGGAATAACCATTTCTCCAAAAAAAAATTTTTGTATTATAAAAATTTGGTTATCTAATTGTGATCATCAAAATCCACAAGTAGTAACAAATCAAGTCAAATATCTAATGCCTCAGGGTTGTTTATTTAAAAAACATACTCCTGAATTTTAATATTAATGTTTATATTTATAATAGTTATGTTATAAATATATTTTACTAATTATTACTAATATATTTTTAAATAATTATTTAAATACATTTTGCAATAAATATAATAAATGAAATATCCATTTGTTATATTTTATCGATTAAATAAATATTCTTATATTGATACTTTTTTTTTAAAAAATTCAAAATTATTAGATTGTACTATTTATATTTCTAATTCTATTGATGATATAAAAAAAATACATGACTCAAATTTTCAAATACTTGTTACTTATGGAGAATCATTTATGAATGAGTATAAATCTGATTTACTTACAATTATTTCTGAAGAAATGTTAAAATATAGACATTTACATATAGATAAAAATGAAGATAAATTTTATTCAATAATAGAATTTAACGAACTAATAAATAGTTTTTATATTAAATTATGCTTATTACCAAGAGAACTAACAAGACCTACATTTTCTTTATTTACATCATCATATAATTCTGGTGAAAAAATATTTCGTGTGTATAATAGTTTAATAAAACAAACTTTACTAGATTGGGAATGGATTATTTTAGATGATTCTCCTGATGATAATAATTTTAATTTTTTAAGAAAATATTTTATTAATGAAGAACGTATTCATTTATATAGAAGATCAAAAAATAATGGTAGTATTGGAAATGTTAAAAATGAAGCAATTGGATTATGTAGAGGTAAATATGTTTTAGAAATGGATCATGATGACGAATTAATGCCAGATGTATTAAAAGATTCAGCAGAAATATTTGATAAAAATAATGATATTGGATTTATTTATTGGGATTGTGCTTCTATTTATGAAGATGGTAGAAATCAATGGTATGGGGATTTTATTTGTAAAGGTTATGGTAGTTATTATTCTCAGAAGTTAGATGATGGTAAATGGAGATTAGTATATATAACACCAAATATAAATAATATTACTATGACACATTTAGTATGCTGTCCAAATCATCCAAGAATATGGAGAAGAACTACTTTACTTGATATGGGAAGTTATTGTGAATATTTACCTATTTGCGATGATTATGAGATTATATTAAAAAGTAGTGTACTAACAAAAATAGCTAAAGTACATCGTATTGGTTATATACAATATATGAATAATGCAAATAATAATTTTTCTCTTATTCGTAATCATGAAATAAATCGTATTGGACCTCAATATATTAGTCCAATTTATTATGATATATATAAAATAGATGATAAAATGAAAGAATTTGATGCATATGAAGATGAAACATATAAATATATTTGTTCAAAAATATGGCAACGTAATAATAAAGATTATAAACATAAATATGCTAATCTTATTATTAATAATAAATATGATTGCCAAATATGTATAATTGGAATAGATTCATTAGTATATTATATGGATGAAATAAAAGAATTATATGCTAATGAACGTAATGATTTTATATTATTAGATAACAAATGTAATTTAGATTATTTATGGTCAAAATTAGAGTATTATAAATTAGATAAAATGAAGTGTTATTATTTTCAAGATGAAAGTGAAGAAAATTTAATTAATTATTTTTGTTTACTTTATTTATCAACAAAAGAATATAAAATATATAACATTAAATTAAATAAACTATCTTTTAATTCTCACTTGAATACTAGATCTGAAGTTATTAATAAACTAACAAATTCTAATCAAAAATATCTTGAAATAGGAGTTGAATATGGACAAACTTTTAATAGAGTTCATTTTTTTAATAAAATAGGTGTTGATCCAGATCCTAAATTGATGTTTAATAAAGAATTAATAGTTTCTAAAACATCAGATAATTATTTTGATACTATAAAAGATACAGATACATTTTTTGATGTAATATTTATCGATGGAATGCATCAAACTGAATTTATTTTGAATGATATAAACAATTCTATAAAACATTTATCTGAAGATAATAATTCAACAATATTTATTGATGATATACTTCCCTTTAATTATTTTGAACAATTAAAAATACCTATTCAACATCATTATGAAAATAATATTTTAAAATATGATGAATGTTGGACAGGTGATATTTGGAAAGTCCTCTATCATATTTTAAAATATTATTCAAACTTTATTAAAAAATTTAGTTATTATTATAATAATAACTTTCGTGGAATTGGTAAATTAGAAATAAAAGTTGACTCTAATGGTGAAAAATTATTTATTTCTCCACATGAAATTGAACAAATAAATAAATATGATTATTTTACTGATTATCCTCATTATCTTAAATTAATAACAACTAACATTTAGCAATATTAAATATTTTTAATTTTTCATATGAAGATATGTATAATTAAGTTCTTCATTAATATTATCACCATAAGCACTTTTTTGTGCGGTAGGATACTTTTCAAATACTAATGAAAAATCTTTATTTTTTGCATTCATTAATGATATATATGCATCGTTAAATTTATTTATTTTATTACAATATATTCCAAAGTAAAAATATGGTTCTGCTCTATCAAGATAAACTTGTGATGCTTTTTCATAATAACTTTTTATTATTTCAAAATATTCATTATTATTATTTTTATTTGTATTCATATTTGTATAGATTAATGCAAGATTTACATAAGATTCATATAAAATATCTTTATATAAACTATTAATATAATCATTATTTAATATTAATTCATCTAATTTTATTCTTATTAAATCAATACATTTATTAAATAATATTATAGATTGTTTCATATTTCTTTCTTTTTCATTTAAAGCAGTATTATATTCTATATAAATATTATGAAAATCTTCTTTATTAATAGTATCAAATAAATATATATTTTGACATATTTGTGAATATTTTGGTTCAATATAAGATAAAAATTCTGACATAAATATATTTTGATAAAGTTTTTATATATTATTCTAAATAAATAATATATAAAAAGTATTTTACAGAATAAAACATAATACTATTTATAATTATGCTACTATCAAATATAAATCCTGAACTTAAAACAATTTGTCTTAATATGATTGTAAAAGATGAAGCACATATTATAGAATCAACATTAGAACAACTAACAAAACAAATACAATTTAATTATTGGGTTATTTGTGATACTGGTTCAACAGATAACACACCTCAAATAATTATAGACTTTTTTAATAAAAAAAATATTCAAGGAGAAATATATTATGATAAATGGGAAAATTTTGCTTATAATAGAACACTTGCTTTAAATTATGCATTTAATAAAACAGACTATTTGTTAGTTTTTGATGCAGATGATAGTATTATAGGTAATTTTAAAAATCCTATTAATAATATTTTATCAAAAAAGGAAAATAATAATAAGATTATAGATGGCTATTCTTTATTGTTTTCAGATGGAAATTTACAATATTCTCGAATACTACTTATTAATAATAGAATAAAATGGAATTATAGATCTATTATACATGAATATATAGAATGTATAAAAATAAATCCTATTATTAGTGAATTAGAAGGGGAATATTATATAATATCTGGTAAAAGTGGAAATAGAAGTAAAAATCCCAATAAATATCTAGATGATGCAATTATTTTAAAAGATGCATATCATAAAGCAAAAGAAAATAATGATAGCATATATTTACGCTATTCATTTTATTGTGCAAATAGTTATAAAGATTGTGGAAAATGGGAGGAGGCAATTGAATGGTATAAAAATACTTTAACACTTGATAATTGGATTCAGGAAAAATATATATGTTGCTTACAAATATATCAATGTTATTGTCAATTAGGAAAAAAAGAATATGGCTTTTATTATTTACTTGAATCAATAAAATATGATAATCAGAGATTTGAATGTATATATTATTTAATTAATTATTACTCTTCATGTGGTCAATATGAATTAGCATATAATTTATATTTAAATATATTAAATTACTATGAAAATGAATATATACTACAAAGTAAAAATAATATAAATAAATTATTTGTTGAAAGAGACAAAGGTGATTTGTTATTACCATTTTTTATTATATTAGTTGCTGATAAAATTAAAGATAATCCTAATTCATTACCTCAATTTGTTGAATTATCTAAAAAAACAATTGTTAAAATGTTTGAAATTATTTTTACAAAAAAATATCAATATTTTGATTCTTTTTATGTAGATAATTTATTATATAATTTACAATATTTTATTGAATTATGTATTTCTAAGAATACTAATTTTGTTAGTTTATTTCAAGATTATTTAAATTTTCTTGATAAAATTAATTATAATTATTCTAAAAATTTATTTATGGTAAATTTTAAAAAATATGGAATTATAATACACGAAAAAAATACAGATAATAAACTAAAATTAAATAATAATGATTTAACTATCTTAAATGATGAGATATATAATAAAAATATTGAATTGTGTAAAAATAGTAATAATATACTTTTTTTTACAGGATTTTGTAATTTACAATGGAATTATACATACTATACAAAAAATGCATTAGGAGGATCTGAAACAGCTATTATTGAATTAACAAAAATTCTACCAAAAAAATATAATATTTATATAATAGGTGAATCAATTTCTGAAGAAATAATAGATAATATACATTTTGTTAGTTTACAAACATTTAAAGAACTAACAAATAAAATGTATTTTCATACAGCTATTATATCACGATATATATCTTTTTATGAATTATTTTTAAATATTAAGTTTTATCAATCTTTTATATGGGCACATGATATTAAATTATTTAATTATGGAATAAATAATATTTCAGAAATAGATATATTACAAAAATGGAATAAACGTATTAATGGGTGTATTTGTCAAACAGAATGGCATAAACAATTATTTGTTAGTTTATATCCTATTTTAACTGATAAAATTATTTGTATTAATAATGGAATCAACTTTAATACTATTTCTGAAATACAAAAAAATACTAAAAAGATTGTTAATCAATTTATTTATACTTCTTGTGTTGAACGTGGATTAAAAAGATTATTAGAAATTTGGCCAAAAATTATTGAATTTATACCAAATGCACATTTGTTAGTTTGTACCTATAACGATTTTCCTAGAAATCAAGAAGAACAAGAGTTATATAATATTATGAATAATACTAGTAGTATAGAATTTCTTGGAAAACTAGAAAAAAAAGAATTATATAATTTATTAGGAAGTTGTGAGTATTGGC